CTCCTACCAATCTCAAAGCCAGGCAGCTGCTGCCTCCGAGCAGGCTTACCAGCAACAACGTGATCTGAACCAACAGGCTGCCAACAGGGCCTACCAACAGCAGCAACTGAAGTTCAAAGGAGAATTGGATCAGGCTTCCCAGAAGGCTGAACAACTCCTCACCCAACGCCTCCAGGCCCAAGGCAACATCATGGCCTCAGGACGAACAGGACAGAGCGTTGGTGCCCTGCTTACTGATGCCCAACGTACCGAAGGTCGTGACCTGGGCACCCTTGGATTGAACCTCGCCTATGCCCAACAGGACTATGGGTTTGGGATGGAGAACATCTTCCAACAACAGCAAGCAGGCAATGTGTCTGCTGCCTCTCAACGCCTTGCAGCTCCTAGTGTTGGTGGTCTGGTTCTTGGTATTGGAGAGGCTGCTATGTCTGGTTATGGAACCTACAAGAGTTTGAAAGCCCCTAAAGCGACTGCATAACCATGGCTAGTATTTATGAATCCACAGGCCCACAGATTGGCCTAGCTGGTCCTGGGACAGCACCTAGCTTTCAACCAGGGCAAGCATTTGATCCTTCCCGGCAGATGCTCCAGCAGTCGGAGCAAGACCTCAGATCGTTTGCTAGTTTCAGTCAAACCCTAACCAATCTCCTCACCGACACAGCAAAGAAGAAGAACGAGGAGGAATACCAACTTGGTATTGCTGATGTTCTGAATGGAACTCGGAAGCCCACACCTGAACAGCTTCAACAGAATCAAACTGATGTTACCTTGCTGAAAAGTGCTGCTGAGGCTGATAATCAGGTTGCTAACGACATTGCCAAAACTGGTAGCCTTGATGTTTCCCAACAGTTCAAGGCAGACAGCAAGGCAATCTCTGGATGGAGAGCCTATGGTCAGGCAGTCGGTATTGCCAAACAAGTAGCTTCTGATGCCCAAGCTTTCTTCATGACTTGGATGAAGAACTCAAAGGACAAGGTGATTCCGACTGTTGATGGAAGACTTATTTCCCCAGCAGAAGTAGGTGCCGATCCTGCTGAGATTCAGGCGGCTCTTGAGATTGGTCAACAGAGACTAATCAGTCAAGGTAACCTCAGTCGCATTAACCCTACCATCCTTGCTGAGCATCTTGCCCCCAGCATCCAGGCGGTGAAGGGTCAGATGTATGCCAACAAACTTTCTTCGGAAGTGAGGAAGGCAGAGGAGACTGCCATCTCTGACACCGCTGGTTTTGTTCGTAGTGAGTTCAACAACCCGAACCTAGATGTTCCTGGGATGTCAGAATCATTCCAACGGAATGTCAGTGATCTGGTGATCAAAGGTGGCCTTAGTCGTGGCGCTGCTAATGACTTGGTGATCAGAGAAGCACTTGCTTCCATTTCATCGTTGGATGAGATGAGTGCCAAAGCCATGATAGCCAAACTTGTTCAGGTTAGGAAGATTGCCAATGATCCTAACAGCATCACATTAGGTGCTGCTTATCCTGAAGAGTTCAGCAAGGTGATGGATGTCATCGAAGGTCGTGTTGAGCAGCAGGCTGCTAAGGCCGATCGGGAGATGGGTAAGCAAGCTGAGCAAGCTTGGGGTATCCTGAAGAAAGCTGAGCAAGATGCCACGATGGCCCCTGGTGATCTCCAGAACCTCCGTAAGCAAACCATCAGTGTGCTGGGCATGTTGGCTGACAAAGGCAGCTCAGACGCTCTGAAGTACCGCACAGAGTTGCTGTCAGATCCAATCAACATTGACTACACCTTGTATCGTCAGCTACGGGAAGGTATTGCTCAAGGCAAACGTCCAACCGACACCCAGATCAGTGGGTATGTGACTTCTGGAAAGCTTTCCCAAGAACAAGGACGGGAACTGGGTGTGTTTGCCACAACTTCAGATGAAGGTGCATTCAAAAAACAGTTTGGTTCAAGTATCTCTGATGCTGTTAAGGCTAAGTTGAAGGAAGCTGGTGCTGTTTCTCTTGATCCATACAATCGTCCTGAAACCAATGTTCTTCACGTTGAACAAGTAACCAATGACTTGGTTGCTAATGTTTTTCGTTGGAGAAAGTCTCAACTTGCTAAGGGTCAAACTCCTGATGATAATGACATCAATCAATTTGTCCTTAATGAGTTGCCGAGGACCATTGGTAGGTACTTCCAACAGAACCCCAACACAAAGGCTTGGACCACTCGCCCACTGAGTACAAATCCTTATCTCACTCCTAACAAGATCAAGAGTGCTTTGGTTGGATCCGTCATAGATGCGTCTGGTTTCAATCCAAGAACCATTCAGCTCAGAAGCATGAACTCTGGCAGTTCTGTGTTGCTGAGCAGAGAAGAGGTGACGGATAACATCAACCGTCTCACCAACAACCAGCCCCTCACTCGTAAGGCACAGCAACTAGCCAATACGACTACCGGTGGAGCCGTGAGCCTACTGACACAACAGGCACAGCACCAAGGCATTGATCCTACCCCAATCCAAAACAGTCCCCAGGCCAAACAACAAGCAGAGTATGCGGCAGTAGCACCTTGGGCGACCCAACGCCTTAATGCTTCTGGTGGTAACTATCTGCAACAGATGTTGAACCTGCAAAGGATTGTGGAGGCTCAGAACCGTGCTGCTCGTATGAGTAATAGTAGTAATAATGGTGGTGGTAGTACTCCAGTGTCGGTGAAAGGTAATACTCCTCTTAGCACAAAAGACCTGATCCGACTGGGATTATCACAGGGTCTTGATCCTGAAAAGGCTATCCTGATGGCTGCTATTGCTATTGGTGAATCTGGTGGTAAACCAAAAGAGCATAACAATAATCGAGATACTGGTGATAATTCTTATGGTCTTTGGCAAATCAATATGATTGATGCCAACGGACCTGAACGAGCACAAGCACTTGGTATCAAGGATTATGAGCAACTCAAAGATCCTAATATCAATGCTCGTGCTATGAAAATGATTTTGGATCGCCAGGGCCTCAATGCCTGGAGTGTTTACCGACATAATCTCCATCGTCCCTATCTTCCCGAGGCTCGTAGGGCCTATGCGGAACTGAAGCGTGAACTTTGATTAACAAATAGGAAACTGGTGCGCTGGTTTCCTTTTCTTTTTGTCTTTCTTTGGCCTGAGGGCCATAACTACCATGCCACAATTTATGGGGTCCGTCGTAGGACCTGGACCTCTGGATCCATACTACACCAGTGACACTTACGAAAAGGAACAAGCAGCCCAACGAGCAGTTGTTGAGCAACAAACACAACAGAAGCTGAACACTCCCAAGACTGTTAATCCTCTTCAACCAATAGGTAAGGCGTTATCAACCGATCTTGGTCCTAGTATTACTGGGGCACTTGATACCGCAGCAGGTGCTGTTGGAGTTAAGACAAACCTCAAACAACAGGCTCAGAGGAACAAGCAAGCTACCAAACAACTTCAAACTAAGATTGGAACGCCTCAAGGTGTTACCCCTGAAATAGTAAGAACAGTTGCTGATATTGGAGTTGGTGCTATTGAAGGTACGCTTGATACTGCTGATCTTGTTGGAGACATCCTGAAGGTTGGTGCATCCAAACTCACTGGCAAACCTGTTGCCCCAACAGAAGATCCTTGGAGCAATCGCTACACTGCTGCTGCTTACTCCTTTGGACTTCAAAAGCCTAAGACTCAGCTTGGTCAAACCGCAGCCAAACTAGGACAGCTCATAGTCCTCACCAGGGCAGCCGCCAAGGCCCTTCCGAAGGCGTTTGTGCAACTTGGTACCAAAGGTGTTGGACTTCGTGGTGCAGTAGCTTCTGGCCTTGTTCCAGGGGCTGTGGCAGACTTCATCTTGACCAAGCCAGGTGATGGTAATTTTTCGGAGATGGTGCAGAATTTTGTACCTGAGGATAACCCTCTCCACAACTCATTCCTGTTTGGTCTTGCTACCGATCGGAATGATGATGTCTTCACTGCCAAACTCAAAGGTACCTTGGAAGGTGGAGTCTTCAATGCCGTAGGTGATGGCCTAGTGTGGATGATGTTTGGTCGTAAGACTGCACAGGCAGCACTTAGGGCTGGGGCATCCAAAGAGGAAGCCCTAGTTCAAGGACTCACTGCCAGTGAAGCGGCCATGAAGGCTGTGGACAAAGCCCATAAGGCTGATGTTGCCAAAGAAACAACACGGTGGGGCGAGGTCCATCAACTTGAGATGGAAGATCTTCTGAATACTGAACGTCGTCTCATGGATCAGGAAGCAGCATACAAGGCTGCTAACTTACCAGAGACTGATCCTCAGTACGTTGCTGTGCGTGAAACCCTTGCTGATGTACGCCTTAACCAAGCAGAACTTGATGAGCGTATTGTCAATGGCTATGATCCTAGTGATGCTAAGTCAAACCTCCCACAGGATGCTGCGGCTAATGTGAGTGAAGGAAACCCGGTCAGGGCTATTGCTGATCAGTATGAATCTTTCAATAGCAAAACAGCACAGGCAGACAACCTTGGGAATAGTATTCCTAACACTGCTGTTCGTGGTGCTACCCACATGATGACGGATGCCCAGTATCGCATCCAGAATATCACAGGGAATGCACAAGAAGTAGTTCGTAACATCAGCAGCAAGTTTGAGCTTCAACAGGCTGCTGCGGCTGCCCGTGACTCGGTTGATGGTATTGTTAGGTCTGCTGCTGAGGAGCTTGATAACTTCCGTGCTGCCCTTGGTGGTGAGATGAGCGATCAAAACATGCTCAGCATGATGAAGCAGGCGGAACTTATTGACCCAGAGAATACAACCGGCAGGTTGCTTTCAAAGAAAGGTATCCTTGTCACCAAAGCTTTGGTTCGTGATACTGCATTGCAGATTAACGAGCTTGCCACTAATGCAGTTGCACTAAGAGAAGCAGGAGAACTACCTGGCAACAGCCTTGATCGGTTGGTTGATCGTATGGTCACCCTGCTTGATCTTCACAAATACACAGCCTACAAGACTGGTAGTACCCTTCAAATCTTTCAAAAGGTTGTTGGTCTTGGTGATGATGTTCTTGATGAAGCACGAGGGGCTGCTAAGAACGAACTCACCAATAAGGAGATTCGTGATTGGGCACTACGCATCAAGAAACTTCAACGATCCAGTGATCCGAAAGCAGCAGACGAACTTGATGCTCTGCTTCGGGCTATGGTTCTTGCTGGTGGTGATCCAACCAAAATGGTGACCTTCTGGGGGAATGCTCGTGACATTGGTTTCAAGCAAGCCATCAATGGGATGTACCAGTCCATGCTGTCAGGTCCCATCACTCACCTACGCAACATCTTTGGCAACACCTACTCACTGATTGAACGTCCCTTTTCGACGTATCTTCAAGGAACTCTTACAGGTGACAGGGCAATCCGATCATCTGCTGTTGCAGGAATGCACGGTATTGTTACTGGCTTTCAGGATGCTTGGCAAGTAGCACTAACTACCCTGAAGACTGGGGATTCGGTCAACTTCAACCATAAGTTTGTTGTTGAAGACTTTGAAACCAGGGCATTGCTGGAACAGATGCACCTTGCGGCTCGCACTGATACTGAAAAGATCGCCGCTGGTCTTCTTGAGAAAAGCTATCACTTCCAGAACAACCCTTGGCTTAGTTGGCCCAGCCGTTCCCTGATGGCAGGTGATGACTTCTTCAAATCCTTGGCTGCTCGTTATCGGATGAACAGCAAGGCCATGTATGAAGCCATTGCTCATAGTGCTGATGAAGCGTCTGAGAAGGATTTGTTTGATGCGTATCTCAAGCAATACTCCAAAGGTATTGACCCACAGACTGGTCGTATCAATGATCCAGACTTGCTTGCCTATGCTGAGCGGATTACCTTCCAACAGGATCCAGGCTCTTTCATCAATACCATTTCCAATGCTATTGACAAGTCTCCGGGTGGTATTGGTAAGCTCTTCATTCCCTTTGTTCGTACCCCTGCCAACCTACTTGGCTATGGCCTGGAGCATGTTCCTGGTATCCATAAGGTGATGAAAGGTCTTGGTGAGACCCTGGAGGCTGCTGAAAAGAGTGGTGATTACCTTCTTGCAGCAGAAATCAGGGGTCGGGAAGCAACCGGTGCTATGCTCGTTGGTAGCATGGTTACGATGGCTATGATGACTGACATCACTGGTAACGTACCTTACGATAAGCTGGAACGCCAAGCCTGGAAAGAAGAAGGGCGACCTTCAATGTCCATTAAGGTTGGCGGTAAGTGGGTATCTTACGCAGCCTTGGAACCAGTCAACAGTATGCTTAGTATTGTTGCTGATGCGATGAGGCTTGTGAAGATTGGTGGTGCTGATGCTGCTGGTAACATCATGCGTCAGTTGGCATATTCAATCACTGCTGGTTACACCGACAAGAGTTTCCTTGCTGGTATCTCGGCTATTGGTCAGATGTTGGATCCAAAGAACATGCAAGATCCAAGCATGATGAACTTTGTGGTGAACACTGCCAACAACTTTGTCCCTTATGCTGGTGTCCGTAGGGCATTCTCCAATGCCTTAGATCCTTATCTGAAGGAGACACGCGGCGAACTGGATCGGATGCTGGTTGCAGCAGCTCCTGGCTATGGCAAGGATGTTCCTTCCGTTACTAGCTGGGTGACTGGTCAGAAACTCAACAGCATTGGTGGTGGTCTTTGGAATGCGGTTTCCCCGATTCGCATGTATGATGTCAACGACAACTTTGTTGTGAAGACACTTACCGATATCAAGTTCCCATCCAATGCCATCCTGAAGAACGGACAGAACGGCATACCATTGGAGCCAGAATCACGAGAAAGACTTGCTCAGTTACTCTTCAAGAGTGGTCTTAGTAAGAAACTCGATACTCTTTTCCACGACAAGGCATGGCAAGCCATGGCAAAACAATGGAAAGGTCGTCCCATCACATCAGAAATGGTTCTTGGTGAGAAAGAAGACGCACCTCCTCACATCAAAAAGGTTAAGGAGATCGTATCTGCTTACAAGAATCAAGCCTTGGCAGTCCTGTTCCAAGAAGATCCAACCTATCGTGCTCAGGTATTCCAAACCAGAGACCAAGAGATTCGGGCCTATCAGGGGGACTTCCGTCCAAGCAACCTTGAAAAGCTTAAGCAATTTGCTAATCAGTAACAAACGCATAAGTACCTAGCTATGGCAACCACACAGAATAACTACACGGGAAACGGCAGTAACAAGCTGTTTTCAATCACCTTCCCATATCTCGATACCGCTGACATTGATGTGTTCCTCAATGGCACTCTTCAGACGGTCACAACTCAATACACATTTGCCAACGCTACTACCATTGAATTTGTTGCGGCTCCTGCTAATGGTGCTGCTGTTCGGATTGATCGTAGCACCGATGACAGTGCTCTTGCTGCCACGTTCTTCCCTGGCTCTTCCATTAAGGCAGCTGATCTGAATGCTGACTTTGACCAGACCTTGTATGTGGTCCAAGAGATCAATAACAAGGCGGTCAAGCTTGATGATCCATTGTATGTCAACAAGACGTACATAGACAATGCTGATGCTCTGAAGGTTGCTAAGGCTGGGGACACCATGTCTGGCAACCTTGCCATGGGTGGGAATAAGGTCACTGGCCTTGGTGCGCCTTCTGCTAACGCTGATGCTGCTACTAAGGTTTATGTTGACACAGTAACGCTGGCGGGCAATGTGCCTGATGGTGATCGCGGTGATATTACGGTTTCTGGCGTAGGGACTACTTGGACTATTAATACTGGTGCAGTCACAGAGGCTAAACTTGGCACTGGCTCTGTTACCAGCACAAAAATCCTAGATGGCACCATCCTTAACGCTGACATCAACGCCTCCGCTGGCATTACAGCTGGCAAGTTGTCCTTCACCCAGGCTGGTACTGGTGCAACGGCAAGGACCATTGATTCCAAACTCAAGGACGTTGTGTCCGTTAAGGACTTTGGGGCGGTAGGGGACGGTGTTGCTAATGATTCGGCAGCCATCCAAGCAGCAATCAACACGGGCAAGCGGGTCTACATTCCAGTCGGCACTTACCTTTGCAATCTTGTTGTTACTAACAAAACAATTATTGAAGGTGATGGGTCAACCGCAACAATCCTGATTCCATTTAGCACAACAACTGCTGCAATTACCTACACAAATCTTGGTGCTTATTGGAGTTATCATTCCAAGATTGAGGGAATTGGTTTTCATGGAGTTGGCACCAAGACTGGGGTAGGGTTTACGTTTAGCAAAACCAACCCAAGTCTGTATGCGACAAACGACGAATACTCCAACAACGTCAAGTTTGTTGGATGTCGGTTCTTCAACCTCAATAAGGGTGTTCAATTTCCTTTTGGCAACATAGGATCCGAGTTTTACTCATGCGGATTCAGTAGTAACAAATACGGCGTTTACACCATTAGCAATAAGTTTGGCGGCGCTATGCATGCTGGCAACAAGTATTTTTACGCTGGCGAAATGAGCGGCAATGAATGTGCTCTTTACGTCCACGACACAACGGTTGGCGGAGGGGCGGCAGGCATAGAGTTTTTTGGCACTATCTTTGAGTTTAATGAAATTGGTGCTTACATCTATTCAAACGTTCGCCCATTTATTCAGTGCATGTTTGATGGTGCTTGGTTTGAAAGCAACGGAACCATGAATACCACTGGCGGTACAACAACGACAATCGACTCTTGGTCTGGCTCAACAGTTACTACTCAAACCATAAACAGACGTACTCTAATTCTTGATGGTGCTGGTGGACGTATCCTGTGCCGTAATAGTTTTTTTACCGACGTAGAAATTAAAGCTACAAACGCTCAAGTTACCGCATTAAATTGTCGTGTTGAACGCGAATCTGGCAATAATGGAGCACCTTGTATTGTAGCAGATACGTCTGTTATTAGAATCCAAGATTCATACACTGGTTTTGGAAATCCACAAGGAAACAATATCATCGTTTCAGGTTTTATTGATCTTCAGGAAGCAGGTGTTCCTACTGTCACAGCTGCGGGAGGACGTTGGTTCCCAACAACTCAACGTGGTTCCAAAATTGCCAACTACGGTCCGAGTAAGGTAATTGCCATGCCTTTGACATCTGCATACACGCTTGGTGGCGGATCATTTTCGCTAACTGGAACTGTTGTTTCCGATGGTCGGATTTACAACCAATGCAATGAGTTTACACGTGCAGCGTTTGCTTCTAATCAATATGTTCGTTTTGACTCTAATGTCATCACAACAAGTGCTGGTTGGCATGTATTCACAATGGACGTTAAAGTGACGGCGGGCAACCCAAGATTTTTTGTTTGGGACCGCAGTGCTACGCAAGTAGCCATATCCATTCAATGTCCGGTACCAAACAAATGGTTTACGTTTGCTGGTTATTGTTATTCAGCAGCTGGCAATACTTTGTATTTTGACATCAGCGGTAATGATGCAACATGCACATGGCGAAACTCTGCATTTCAGTTATTGCGTTTTGACACCAAGGAAGAGGCTCAGTCATTCCTTGGTTCCAATGCGTTTGTTGAATCCTAATGGAGGACAAAATGGAAACCCAACCACTTGTGCCACAAGAAATCCTAGATGCGCTCAATGCGCAGCCTGAGGCGCCACCGGACTCTTCCAACAAGCTGATTTGGATGCGTTCACAATTAGAGCAGACCCCCAATGGCAGTCAAGAGTAAGATCGGGACTGGCGCCGTTACCCATCGCGCTGGTCCCCCCAAACGCACCAAACAAGGCCAAGGCAAGCGCAGTCTTGCTAATCATGGTCGCAAACAACTACGAGGTCAAGGCAAATGAAAAAAGCTAACGCTAAGGTTGGCAAGGTGATGAAGGAGTTCAAAGGTGGCTCTCTTCATTCTGGTTCCAAGAAAGGTCCTATGGTGACCTCACGCAAGCAGGCAATCGCCATTGCGATGTCCGAACAAGCAAAAGCAAACAAAGGTAAGAAAAAATGATTACCATCTTCGGTTTGAAGGTTACCTACGAGGTGGCCTTTTTCTTCTGTCTCTTCATTGGGTCTGAGATCATTGGTCTTAACCCCAAGCTCAAAGACAACTCCGTGCTAGGATTGGTGTTTCGGGTAGCCAACTACCTGAAGCCATTCCGCAAGGAGGATGACACCATCCAAAAAGCAAAGAACATCCTCAAGTGACCATTCTTTTTGCTGATGCCTCCAAGTATGACAAGGGTGAACCCCAACAACTGGAGGCCTGGGCCTACTTGCAGAAGGCAGTAAGCCCTGAGATCATTGACACCTTTGGAGAAATCTTCCGTAAGGTGCCTCCTGGTCCTCCTAAGCTGAAACCTACGTCTCCTTTTGGTCAGAACATCACCCCCAACTTCACCTATGGTGAGCTTACCCTCTGTGAGGAGGCCCGTAGGTTTCGGAATCAGGGCCAATGTGACATTGCAACAGAAATTTGTGAGTTTCTGGAGCGAGCACGAGCCAAGTTTGGCCCCCTGAAGATCACTTCTGGTCATCGTCCTGCTGCGGTTAACGCTGCGGTAGGTGGTGCTTCCAACAGCGAGCACCTTTTCGGTGTTGGTTGTGGTGCGGTGGATGCTTATCCCATCAATACCAGCTGTTTGGAGTTTGAGAAGTGGTGTGACAAGGAATGGCCCTTCAGCATAGGCTATGGGGCCTCGTATCGGGGCTTTGTTCACATCGGCATTCGTGCTGGACGCCCCAAGATTCGTTGGGACTACTAACAAAACAAAGGATTACTACTCATGGCAAGCATTACTACCGGAGGCGGCACATCTGCCGGATCTTTCACGACTAGCGAAACCACGGTTAACCTGGAACTAGGTGTTTCCCGCATCCTTGTTGTTGGTGCAACCAGTGCAAACGTTGCACTAACCAATACCTGCCGTTTTGTGTCATTGGTTACGACCGCTGGAACCCACGTTTACATCAGTGTTGGTGTTGGTGCCCAAACTGCTACCTCATCCTCGCACATTCTTTTGGTGAACCAACGCATCACCATTGCTGTTCCTCAAGGTGCCAACATTGCTGCCATTCAGGGCTCTGCTGCTGGCAACCTGTACATCTCGGAGCTGTTGCAGTAATGGCACGAGCAACTGAGGAGGACTTCAGTGAACTCCACGGGCTCGTCACTACCGAACTTATCGCCCGTATCAAAAGTGGTGAAGCAACAACCCAAGACCTCAAGGCCGCAGCAGACTGGCTTGCTAAGAACAACATCACAGGTGTCCCCGTCATTGGATCACCTTTGGCATCGTTGTTTGCAAGTATGCCAGAATTGGAAGTTGAAGACGTTCAATCCGCAATCCGGTGATATGGACAGCACAGTACGCAATGCTATTGCCACTGCTGCTTTGGGTTTGTTTGGTTGGCACCTGATCACCCTTCATAACATTGCGAAGTCTGTTGATGTTCTTGTGGAACAGATGACAGTAAGTAACAATCGCATTGAACGCCTTGAGAACTTTGTGTATTTCAAGGAGCCGCCAAATGTCCAAAAACCCTAGGCAAAGTGCTTCTGCTGCTTATTATGCCAAGAACCCTAAGGCAGCAGCAAAAAAAGCAGCATATCAACGAAAGTTGAACAAGGACCCTACAGTGAAAAATGCCTCGGAGGAGCGATGGACAGAACGTCGCCGCCGGGGCATTGCTAGCAAAGGAGGACCAGACCTAAGCCACACAAAGAAAGGAACGATGGTCTTGGAGTCACCCAAGGCCAATCGTGCTCGTAACGGAAGCAACGGTAAGAGCACCAAGAAGTAAGAGACCCACTGAGCACATACCTCATGCTCGAAGCGCCTGCGGATTACTTATTCAATCTTCTTGCCATGAACTCCTCGGAAGCGAAAAGAATGTGGAGGGCTGCAATTAAGGAACAGTGGAACAATCGCTGTGCCTATTGTGGCTCTGAGCACAACCTTACTCTGGACCACATCCATCCCAAAACCAAAGGAGGAAACGATCGCACATCAAACGTTGTCCCGGCTTGCCGTAATTGCAACCAGTCCAAGGGAAGTAGCCAGTGGTTATCCTGGTTCCTTAGTACCGACAATTTTGACATCGCTCGTTGCAACAAGATTCTTTCCTGGTCCAACCCTTAACATAAAAACTTTTAAGTTATCATCATGACTACTACTGCTGACAGCACTACTTACGGTTCCATCAGTAATGCCCCTGGCAAGCGCGAAGAGAACCAACAACGCAACAAGGTCCACACCACTGCTAATGTGTCGGGTGGTACCACTACGACCACTACTGTTGCTGCTTCCTACGGTTCTGCCGCTACCGTATTGGCTGCTAACCAAACTGTCGATGCTGCCGAGGCTGCCATTCGTGTTGTGCGTCGTGCTCGCACCAACCCCAGCACCCTTCCTACTGCCAAGGTTACCGGCCTAGCTACTCGTGCGGAGACCGGTGCTATTGCCACCTTTGGCACCCGTGTCAACGGTTCCGGCTACACCAGTGCAACCTACACCAACGTGGCCCTGAGTGGTGGCTCTGGCTACGGCGCTACTGCCAACATCACCGTGACCTCTGGTGCTGTTACCGCCGCTACCCTTGTCCGTCCTGGCCAATGGTATGTAGTGGGTGACACCCTGTCCTGCCAACTGATCGGTCCTGGCACCCTGTTCGCTCTTCCTGTTGCTACCATTACCCAAGGCTGATTATCATGGCTCCTAAGAAACCTACCGTTACCAGCAGCAGCACCCGCTCTGCTCGTGTGAAGGGTGGCAGCAATCCTGTTGTGACGCAAGGTGCTGCCCGCAATCGTGCTGCTCGTGCTACCCTTGGTCCTACCCCTAAGCAGCGTCCTATGGCTACTGGAGGTACCAAAGGTCCTCTTCAAGGTGGTACTCGTTCACCTAGCCTGAAGATGAACCCTACCAAGATGGAAGCTGGTCCTGGTAAGGTTGGTCCTAATCTTGGCCAACAAACTACCACCAGTTCTGCTGGCCGTCGCGGTCCTCGTCCTCCTTCCGAGAATCGTATTCGCAGCATGGAGGCTGGTCCTGCAAAGGTTACCGGCAACCAAGGACAGCAAAGCACTGCTAGTTCTGCTGGTCGTCGGGGCCCTCGTCCTGCTCCGCAAGCACCCAAGCCCGCCTGGGGTCCTGTTCCCACCGCAACCGAAGCTCGCAATGCCCGCAATGCTGCCAATCGTGCGGCTAAGGGCTACGGCCAACCTGGCAAGGTTGAGGCAGGTCTTCGTCAGGCTGCTGGCATGGGAATGACTGCTGCTCGTATTGCACGAGGAGTAACCCCTGCTGGTGTTGCCTACGAAACCCTGAAGGCTCGTCCTACCGCTGCTGGCACTCTGCCTCCTGGCAAGTTTGCTAATGCTCGTGACCTGGCATTTGCTAAGGCCAAAGGCATTAAGGGCAGTCCTGTCCTTGGTGGTAAGAAGTCTGTTGCTGCTTCCTTTGACTCCGCCTTCGCTGCTGCCCGCAAGGCTGGCAAGGCTACCTTCACCCATAAGGGTAAGAAGTACAACACCAAGATGGCGTAAGATGGCACCCGCAAAGAAGAAGGGGGTGTCCCTTTCTTTGGGTCGTGGTGAGAAAAGCCCTAAGGGTGGTCTCACTGCAAAGGGTCGGGCCAAGTACAACTCTGCCACTGGCAGCAATCTGAAGGCCCCTCAGCCGGAAGGAGGACCTCGCAAGAAGTCCTTCTGCGCCAGGATGGGTGGTAACCCAGGCCCAATGAAAGACAAGAACGGCAAACCAACCCGCAAGGCCCTCGCCTTACGTCGTTGGAAATGTAATTGATCATCAGAGGAGCCTTTGTTGGCTCCTTTTTTTTATTTTTTAATAACACACATGAAATCTTGTTCAGCTTTTGGCGCATACGGCGAGTTATTTGTTTGTAATTACTTCATCAACTTGGGACTTGAAGTGTTTCGAAATGTAAGTCCAGCTGGTCCAGTAGATTTTGTAGTTCTTAGTACGGAAACAGGCAAATCAGTATTGGTTGATGTAAAAGCCTCAAGATCACCCCGTATTGGAACTAATGGAACTACAGTCTATCCTACGGGACCCAAACTGCGGGAAGATGGGGTGTGGCAAATTCTGTACATCCACGGAGATGCAGTTGTGTGCCTTCCTGACGGGTTTTGGGAAGCCTTGGGTATGGAGACAGCCGAATGACCACAAAACGCGACACAGCCGATCCTCGAAGGGCTGAGACAGTGGATTACGAGCAGAAACTCAAGAACGACTTTTCTCTCTTTCTCCGCCTCTGTTGGAAAAGCCTAGCACTACCACCACCCACCAGGGCACAACTTGCCATGGCCAAATACCTCCAACACGGTGGCAGCCGCATCATGCTTCAGGCCTTCCGTGGTGTGGGCAAGTCTTGGATCACGGCTGCCTTTGTGCTGTGGGTATTGTTCTGTGATCGGGACAAGAAGATCCTAGTGGTCTCTGCCAGTAAGCAACGAGCCGATGACTTTTCCATTTTCTGTCAACGGTGCATCCTGGAGTTTGATTGGTTGGCCCACATGCGACCACAGGACGACGATACCAGATGGAGCCGGGTGTCCTTTGACGTGGCCGGTTGCAAACCAGCCCAAAGCGCCTCCGTGAAGTCTGTTGGTATCACGGGTATGCTTACCGGATCTCGTGCTGACCTGATTGTGGCCGACGACATTGAGACACCAAACAACCGCGCCACCGACATGATGCGAGAGAAGCTACTTCAGTTGGTCACTGAGTTTGAGTCGGTCCTAACACCAAAACCAACCAGTCGCATCGTGTTTCTTGGGACACCACAGAACACTTT